GACAGAGAATTGCTGACCTGCTGATTGACGCGAAATGGAGCATTAGCAAGATTGCCGCCACCGTAGGATGCAGCACGAGTACGGTTCATTCGGTAAAAGTGGAGCTGAGGGAGTTGGGAGAAATGCACCCGTGACGAATTCTGATGTAGAATCGAAACCTAGAAACGAAAAAGCCCCGATTAAGGGGCTCTTTGAATTCGCGGTAATCAGTCCTAGACGGCAAATCTGCCTGATTACCTTCACTGAGCAAGTGCTACCTAGACCAGTCGAGAGATTATGACACAGCCCAAAATTCAAAGAAACACTGTTTTTGGATATAGGCCCAAAGCGTTCACAAGCCACATAAGCGCCGAATCCGAAGCGTTCCGCGCACTAAATGAAGCCCATCAAATGGGCATGGCCGCTATACTTTGGAGCATGCACGCCGGAAGGTTCACGCATAATTCAGGCGTGGAGGATGTTTCCGCAATCCACTGGCGCGGCAAGGCTGCAATGTTTGGTAGCGCCAAGCAATTCACCGAAACCAACGCCGTACTAGAATGGTTTGTTCTGGATCTAAAGCCAAAGCGTGGCCATAGTGCCGGCGGCTGGCGTATGACTGAAAGAGCAAAGGAGATCTGTATGGGCTACCAAGAAAACTCAAAACAATACGCCCTGAGCGGTCTGGAACCTGACGAGAAAGGCTTGGTAAATCCTGACGGTTCGCCTTACAGAATGCCGGTTGATGGTATTCGGTCGCGCACCACTGCAAACAGAAATACCCGTTTCGAGAAAAAGCAAATCCACGCCGCCGTAGAAATCGAAGGCGACAACCTGCACAAGTTCCACCACGCGGCCCAGGCGTATCTTGACAGGGAAAAGCCCGCCGCCGCTTTCCGTTGGTCACATGAATTATGGGACGCCATTAGAACAGGCCGCGGCCCCAACTCCGGCGAAGATGCAGCAAAGCGCCGCGCCATGATGGCGAGGGATCAGGCGTCCATCATGCTTGACCTTGCGAAGCGTTCCGGCGCTCCCGGCTTTGTATTGCCCACCACCTACCGCGAGAGCAACGCAGGCAGACTTTACGCCGAAGGTTCGATCAACCTACAGCGGTGTGTTGGTGAAGTGCGTAGAGCGGCCCTGAAGGGCTGCTACGATGTAGATATAGCAAACTGCCATTGGTCGCTATTGGCCCAAATGGCTGACCGGCTAGGCGAGAAAGCGCCGCATATTCTGCATTACCTGGACAACAAGAAAGCCACCCGCGCCGAAATCGCCAGCGCCGGAGGCATTAGCACCGATGACGCCAAGTTTCTGCTATTGGCCGTGGTCTATGGTGCAACCCTGGCTAAGAGCCCAAAAGAGAATCAACGGGCTATCGAGCAACGTCTGGGACTGGAAGCCACCGACCGATTACGCGGCCTGCCCCTGGTGCTGGATCTTTACGGCGACGTTCGCAGAATCGGCAAGGCTGTATTGCTGGACTACCAAGCCAAAACGAAAAAGGTTGGCGTTTTGGTTAATGACGCGGGGCGCGAGATCGGCTTGAAGTCGAACAGCCGTGAGAAGCTGGCGCACGTTTTACAGGGCGCTGAATCCATTGCCCTGCAATCCATGCTCAAGACATTAGCGGGCAGCGCCGCACTACTTCAACATGACGGTTTAACCGTTCACGGCAAGCCGGATTTGGCCAAACTTGAGCGCCGAATCAAGGCCGATACCGGATACCTTTTGACCCTCGAAATCGAGCAACTTTGACGCTCCCTGTGTGCATTAGTGTTTTGAGGCGTAGACCCGCGCTATCAGAGGGCTACAGAGCTGTTTTTTTGACTACCTCTGTGGCTAATACTAAGAACCCCGTTGGCATGACTCTGTTCTGTCCTTAATCCTTATCCTTAAATCCCTTGATTACCCTTGCCTAAGCATCGGCGGTCGAAAGCGAAATTTAAGCATTTCTTTGCTAGTGAAGTAGCCGACCCTTTGCACAATCTGCATAAAAACCACATTCGATATTGAGCCATTGGAAAATAGTTAGCTTGTGCAAGTTGTGTAAAAGCCTTATCAGATATTGAGCCATTCAGACCCTTTTCAGATTGAGCCGTGCCGTTCAAGCAAACGATACCCAGGCAGTGCTGAAAGGTTCGGGTCAGAATTCACCAATTTGGCGAATTTGAATTCATCAATCCTCTACCAGCTAGCCGCACCATCAACGCCCGACGAAGTAGCAATCCGTAACACTGCACACGCGCCTGTGAGCTCACTGCAGACAAGCAGCAGTGAAAACAGAACGCTGCCCATCGCACACGCGCCCGTGAGCACTCCCGAAAGTTTGGGAGCAACCCACCTGCACACAAGCAAAAAACAAGTTGACCCACAACCTTACAAGATATACCTTGTCTATAAGATACTGACAGGGGCGCAAGCATGACCACAACGAAAGTGAAGAAAAGCCTGACGATTCACATTACCCAGGAAGACCGCGACAAGCTGGAAGATGCCGTTAAAGCATTCAGGCAGAGAACTGGTGAAGTAATCAGCGCCGGCAAAGTGGCGCGGGATCAGTCGTTAAAGTGGGCTGACAGAGAATTGAAGAAGCAGCAAACCGAAGCATAAAAAAGTGGCCCCGCGCTTGTTACAGCAAGCCGAGGCCGTGACACCATCGGCAACCATAGGAGCGCCGACCATGCAAAATAATTATACCGGAACACTCAACCGTGAGCAGCTCACCCGCTTAGTGGCCATTCTGAAGCCATACGGCAATCAGCCATTCAACGCGGTAATCATGGCGCTGGCGTATCGGCTGGCAAGGGGCGAAAAATGAAGATCACCAGACCCAACGGCGCAATAGCAGAAGTGGATCAGGATTGTTTTTTAGGCGCTCTGATTCTGTGGAACAGCAAAGGCCGGATGCTGGAAGGGTTTGAAATTATCCAGTTCAAAGACGACACCTATTGGCCGGTGGCCTTCGATTACATGGACTTTGAACGCCAGTATTTAACAGCCGGTGGCCCTTACAAGACTTGGCGAGGCGCTTACAGTGCCGTGGGCGCGGCATTGGATCAGGTGGAAGCCAACACCAAAGCCATACAAAAACAGATTGCCGACGAGGATGCAGCACGATGAGCGATTACAACGGATTTACGAATTGGGAAACCTGGAACCTGCGCAACTGGATGATAAACGAATACCCGCCAGTGCAGCCGGAAGGCGACACCGCCCAGGAGATAGCCGACAACCTACGAGAGCAGCATTTGGACCGCGTGGGTGATATGCCGGACGGGTTTGAACGTGACGCCCTTACAGCGACCTACGAGGCCGTTAACTGGCTAGAGATTGCCGAGACGTTCACCGATGAATAATTACGACGTTGTTCTACGCAGCGGCGACAGCTCCAAAGAAATCAGCGTAAGAGCCCAGACCGGCGACAACGCCCAAGCCGAAGCCCTGGCCAAAGCTGCCGAGCTTACCCAGGAAACCGGCGAACAATGGCGCGTTAGCCGGTGCGACCCCGCGTAACGTGTAAGCCATGACTTACAAGCCCGCCCTAATCGGCGGGTTTTTTTGTGTCTGAAATTCAGATAACTGTACAAATAAACAGCAATATGATAGCGTGAGCCTATTACGAAAGCGCTTTCTACAAACAAACAGCTATTAGGTGACAAAATGAAATTATCCGCCCTACGTGAACAACGCGCCGCCAAAGTCGAAGCCATGAAAGCCTTGGTTGACGCTGCCGGCAAAGAAACCCGCGACCTTTCCGCCGATGAATCAAAGCAATTCGACACCCTGAAAGGCGAAGAACGCGCCGTGTCGAAGCAAATCGAGCGTGCCGAATACCTGGCAGACACCGAACGCCGCAGCCATGCCGTGACCGTTTCGGACAATGCGACCGGCGATTACGACAAGCTGGCCGCTGGTGTGTCCGTGGTGAAGGTTATCCGCGCCCAAATGGAAGGCCGCAGCCTCGACGGACTAGAACGTGAGTATGCCCAGGAAGCCGAGCGCCGCAGTGGCCGCAAAGCCGAAGGTGTATTCATTCCAATGCAAGCCCTGGAACAGCGCGCCAACGACACCACAAGCGCATCCGAGCTGGTAGGTACCCAACACCGCCCCGCTGATTACATTGGCGCCCTGCGTAACAAGTTGTTGGCCCGCAAATTGGGCGTTCGCGTTCTAACCGGCCTGCAAGGCAACGTATCAATTCCGAAATCCGGTAGCGGTATGAGCCTTGGCTGGGTAACGGAAGGCGGCGCTGTTCCTGAATCAAACATGGCGTTCGATTCTGTGACCATGACGCCGAAGCACACAGGCGGCAAAACAGAAATGAGTCGCCAGCTAATCCAGCAATCCAGCCCCGGTATCGAGCAGCTGGTACGCGACGACCTTACATTCCTGATTGCGCAACAGATCGACAACGCCATTCTGAACGGTTCCGGTCTGGCTGGTGAGCCCCAAGGTATTTTGCAGAACGCCGGCATTCAATCCGCGCTGATGCCTACCACATGGGCCGAAGTTCTGGAGCTATCCGAAAAGCTGGAACTGGCCAACCTGGAAGGCACCCGCTTTTTGTCTGCGCCTGGTGTTCGCACCACATTGGCCAGCACTGAGAAGGTTACCGGCTCCGGTTCTGGATTCCTGGCAGACGCCGGCATGATCGACGGCAAGCCCTACGAATCTACTAACCAAATGCCAGCCGATACGCTGCTGTACGGCGATTTCAGCCAGGTAATGCTTGGCATCTGGAGCGAAATTGACATTCTGGTAAACCCATACGCCGAACCCGCCTACAGCCGCGGCGGTATCCAAGTTCGCGCCATGGCCACCTGCGATGTGGCACTGCGCCATGCCGCAGCATTCGTGAAAGCCAGCGGAGCGTAATCATGGAGCGGCGAGCCCTTGAAAGCGTCGTCACAAGCAAAGGCCGCACCCTATACGGGTACGCGGCCCGCTTTGGCGAGGCGACACAGTTAGGCGGATTTTCCGAAATCATCCGGCCTGGTGCTTTCAAGCGCACGCTGGCCAGTGATTCAGCAACCAAAATTCGCGCCATTTACGAACACGACAGCCGCAGCCTATTGGGCAGAATGGGATCCGGTAGCCTACGGCTGTCTGAGGATGCCCAGGGGCTGGCTTTCGAGATAGACCTGCCTGACACGCAGTTAGGCCGTGATCTGCCCGTTCTGGTGGACCGTGGTGACGTTGCCGGCTGTTCGTTTGGCTTCATTGCCCAGGGCGAACAATGGGAAGGCGAAACCCGCCACTTAACCGATGTGGACTTATTCGAGATCACCATCACCGCCGATCCGGCCTATGACACGACCACCGTGCAAGTGCGAGGCAAGCAACCGCCTGGCCTGACGTTGGCCCGGCTGTACCTGGAGGCGTGCCGATGAAATGGCCGTTTAAGCGAGAACAGCGCAACAATACGCCCGCGTTCGATACCTATTACAGCTCACTGGCTGCTGCTGCCGAGTCTGCCGGCGTATCGGTCACCACTGAAAGCGCCGAATCAATCAGCGCCGTTTATGCGTGTGTGGCCGCTATCAGCGAAACCGTGGGCAGTCTGCCGCTGAACCTGTACGAGAAGACCGAAACAGGCCGCGAAAAGGCGACCGGCGAACCCCTGTACCGGCTGCTGCATGACGCGCCCAACGATTACCAGACTGCGCTAGAGTTTCGGGAGCAACTGCAACGCCATTTGCTGCTGCGTGGCAACGGGTACGCCGAGATAGTGCGTGATGGTGCTGGCAGACCCGAAGCATTGCTTCCACTGCACCCTGACCGCGTAACGATTCTGAAAACGGCCAAAGGGAAGTTGCTTTATGACGTGGTAGACGATGGAGGCAATACCAAGCGCCTATTGGGCGACGAAGTGCTGCATATCCGATACCACTCTGATGATGGAATTATCGGACGTTCACCGATTCAGGTAGCCCGAGACACCATTGGATTAGCCCTGGCAGAGCGCACCCATGGTGCCAAAATGTTCGAGCAGGGTACCAAGCTATCCGGCGTGATCGAAATGCCACCCGGCACCACCAAAGAGCAGGCCGCCCAAATCCGCGATTCGTGGGCAAGTGGGCAGGCCGGTGTCGGAAACCACGGCAAAACGGCTGTGCTGCCTCAAGGTGGCCAGTTTAAGACCGTGAGCATGACCCTGGAAGATGCCGATTGGATCGCCGCCCGTCGAATGAGTGTGGTTGAAACGGCCCGATTATTCCGCGTGCCGCCTGTGATGATTGGTGACATGGAAGCAGCCAACTATTCCAACGTGGTGGAGCTGGCCCGGTTCTTTGTCACCAACACACTGCGCCGGCACCTGGTCGCATGGGAACAGGCCATTAATCGTGTGCTCATCAATGACCCGGCCCGGTTCTTTGTAGAGCATAACGTGGAGGGGCTGCTAAGAGGCGATAGCCTGACCCGCGCCCAGTTCTATGAGCGTGCCATTACTGACGGATGGATGCTGAGAAGCGAGGCCCGCCGCCTTGAAAATCTGCCAACGATTAAGGGCGTGGACGATGTACCACCTAGGCAAAACCCAAGTGAGCTATAAGCCCAAGCGCCGCACGATGCCCCTTGCCAATGCGGCATGGCGGCGTCTGCGTGCTGAGGTACTGGCAGAGCGCCCGCTGTGTGAGGACTGCGCAGCCATGGGCTATGTGACACCCGCAACAGAGGTGGATCACCTAGTCGATAGCCGCGCCGATTACTCTGACGACAACAGCCGCGAGAACCTGTCTGTGAAGTGCAAGCCGTGCCACAGTCGAAAGACTGCCGTTAGCATGGGCAAAGCATCAAGTGCTGGCTGTGACGTTCGTGGTGTGCCTATGGACGCAAACCACCATTGGAATCACTAGGAACTGAAACGGCCCAAACCGCTGATTCAGTCCTTTTTTATTGGTAACACCTATGAAACCAACACCCAAAAGAGACAGAGCCGACAGCGCCAAAGCTGCCGTAACCGCGATTCAATCCGCAGCCCTTGGCCCGATTGCGCCGCCCAAGTTCGTCACCGTTCGCAAGCAAGACCGGCCCCTATGGGATGCCATTGTCATGGCCCGCCCGCGTGACACCTGGAACGATGCCGACTTGATTCTAGCCGGCCACCTGGCGAGAGCCTACGGCGATATGGCGCACCTGGAAGCGCACATTGACCGCAACGGGATGGTGGTTGACGAGAAGATCAACCCGGCTTGCGCCATGCTGGACAAGGCCACCCGCCGCGGCCTGTCATTGGCCCGACAACTCAAGGTTGATGCAATCAGCACCGTCGGCAAAGCACGCGACATTCGCAACGGTTCCGAACTGGAAACCCGCGCCCGTGATGCCTTGCAGGATGATGAATTGATTCCGAGAACGATGCAGTGACCAGAGGCGAAAAGGCGTGCCGGTTTATAACCCGCTACTG